GAACCCAACGTGGGTAGAGTGGCTGATGGGGTGGCCGCTAGGGTGGACAGACTTAAAGCCATTGGCAATGGACAAGTCCCTCTCTGTGCAGCAACTGCTTGGCGAATCCTTGGAGGCGAATAATGGCTAACTTTATTGAAGACAACATTGACTTTAGTCAATATCTGAAAGAAACAGAAAACGTAACAAACGTAAAGTCTGCTTCCATGTACATTCCTCACATCAAAGAGAGGATGCGTAACATTGGGAAGGAAAGAAAGGTTTGGACACCTTGGGAGAAAGCAAATGACTCCTTCTACTTCCGTCCTGGTGAGGTCACTGTATGGGCAGGAATGAATGGGCATGGTAAGTCTCAAGTCACTGCTCAAATAGCAATGTCCCTGATGAAGCAGGGTGAGAAGGTCTGCATGGCATCGTTTGAGATGAAACCTATTGAAACAATACGTTTAATGTCTCGTATGTACATCGGTACAAATCCGTTTACAGAGGAATACCAGAACGATGAAGGGTTTGAAGTACTTGATGCACTGTTCGACAAGTTTGGTGCTTGGTCCAAAAACCTGTGGATCTACGATCAGACCGGTACAACCAACCCTGAGACTGTGATTGGTGTTGCTAGGTACTGTGCAAAGGAATTAAAAGTAAACCATTTGTTTATTGATTCTTTGATGAAAGTGGTTGGATCTGAAGAGGATATGACCGGACAGAAGATGCTGGTCAGCGAATTGTTTTCAATTGCGAAGGACTACCAAATCCACATCCACTTGATCCACCACGTTAGAAAGCCACAAAACGAACACGTTATCCCTGACAAATACGATTTAAAGGGTAGTGGTTCGATCTCTGACCAAGTGGACAACGTGTTTACTGTCTTCCGGAACAAAGCAAAAGAGGACGATATACGAAACAACGGAAAGTTTGGGACCAAGGCTGGTGAATTTGATGCAGTGTTGAAGTGCTGTAAACAACGTCACTACGAAGGTTCTGGTGATGGTGAGCCCTCTATTGCCCTTTGGCTGCATAAAGACTCAGGACAGTTCCTAGGCAGCCCCAACGATCCGGTGTTTGACTATGAGTGACAGAGATATCTTAGAAAAGGCAGAGGCCAGAGAACTTCTGCCCTTCTACTACAACAACGTTGAAAAGGTTGGCAAAGCAGAAGCAGCAGAAAGATTGACAAAGCGAATAAGAATCATTCAACGTCATTACGGCTTTGACTTTGATAGACGAGTCAGGGGCTTTATGCGACAAATAGACGAACAGGAGTTGCTCAATGACTAAAATAAAATTACTCAATGACTGAAATTTACTTCAAAGTGCTAGGTGATCCCAAGGGCAAGGGAAGGCCAAGGTTTTCTAGGGTGGGGAAGTTCACCAAGACCTACACAGATGCCAAGACCAAGATGTACGAGGAAAGCATAGCCAGTGCTGCCAGACTGCATATGTTCCCAAAAGAACCCTTAGAAACGGCTTTGAGCATCACCCTGATTGTCCACGTTGGAGTACCACTGTCCTACTCCAAAAAACGTACTACGGCTTGTCTAACAGGCGAGGAATGGCCTACAAAGAAGCCCGACATAGACAATATTGCCAAAGCATTCTTGGATGCAATGAACGGGATTGTATACAAGGACGATGTCCAAGTGATCCGACTCCATGTCTACAAGAAGTACAGCATTGAGCCTGGTGTCCATATCACAGTTCACGAAATTATTCCATAGGTGTAAACACCTAGAAAAAAAACGAAAAGTTACGTTAGGATACAGGCTCCTCACCCGAGGAACTCAGGTTTAAATATTTGTATAGGAGTTAAATATGAAATCGGCATTTGAAATGTATCGGGAAGAGTTCAAAGACATAGAGTACTGCTGCTATTGTCTCGAGCCCAAAGGCGACAAATACCACTGCTGCCAAGAAAACCATTTTGTTCCGTTCCAAGACTTGGAAACCAGCGAACAGATGGACATCATCAATGAAGAAATCCAGTGGGCAGAAATTGCCGCTAAACAAAAGGAAAAACGCAATGGACGTTAATACACTGCTCAAGCTAAACGTAAACGAGCATACCGAAAAGAAGGGCAACCTTACCTATCTGTCATGGGCTTGGGCATGGGCTGAAGCACTCAAGGCCGATCCAAATGCTCACTTCCAAGTGCAGATGTTTGGCGACAAGTGCTGGATCGACATTAATGGCACTTACATGGTCTGGGTAACAGTAACCCTGTTTAGCAAGCCTATAACCTGCCAATTGCCGGTCATGGACCATCGGAACAAGGCTATACAGCACCCTGATGCTTTTGCGGTTAACACGGCAATCATGCGCTGCATGACTAAAGCCCTGTCGTTGCATGGTCTTGGTCTATATATCTATGCCGGTGAAGACCTGCCGCAAATGGATACAGGCTTGATTGACCAGGTGGTGGAGGCCATTAAAGGTTTACACGCCAAAGGTGATGTAGCTGGAATGTACGGGGAATGGGAATCCATTTCCGACAACGAGGTTCGTCTTGCAGTGTGGGAAGCACTAAAGATTGACAGTAAGGTGCGCTCTGCTATCAAAGCGTACAAATCTAAACTTGATGAGGAAAAAAATGGCTGATTACGACAACACGAACCGAGGTTCACTCTTTAAAAACACAAAGAAAGAGGAAGACCGACACCCCGATTACAACGGGTCTATCAATGTCGAGGGTACTGAGTACTGGCTAAATGCCTGGATCAAAGAATCGAAGAAAGATGGGACCAAGTTTTTCTCTTTGTCAGTCAAAGAAAAGCAAGACTCCCCTCGCCAAAGTTCTGCACCTACACGCAAAGCAAAACCAGATGATGATCTGCCCTTCTGATGAACACACTACTTAACCCCGAAACCGGTGAAATCATTGTGGAGACACCATCATCCTGGTTGTCTTCCAATGGAACACTATGGTTAAAAACAAATCCTGCTTTTGACGATAAGCCCCCATCACTTTTTAATGAAAAACCAAAAAATGATTACTTTAGTATTTTCGATTGATGAAGTTAACTCCATCCTTGGAGCATTGTCTAAATTTCCTTATGAGCAAGTCAAAACTCTCATTGAGAAAATTCAAGAACAAGCAAATCCACAAGTTATTGCAACTCCGGTTGTAGAAGAGTAACTAAAAGGGGGGTTAAATCCCCCCAGAAAGAATTGTATGACTACTTACGCAATGACAGAAATCGAGATCATTCGATGGGCGGAAGCCCGCAAGATTATCCCTAACTCAACGCCTGGCACTCAATTACTCAAAGCAATGAGTGAAATGGGAGAACTTGCCGATGCCACCATTAAAGACAACCGCGAGGACATTGTTGATTCGGTGGGTGACGTGATGGTTTGCCTCATCATTTACTGTGCCTTGCAAGACATCAACCTAGTTGACTGCATGGAAGTTGCCTACGATTCAATCAAAAACCGCAAAGGGACCCTCCGTGAAAACGGCGTGTTTGTCAAAGCATGAAATTCCTAAAACACTTTAAAGACTTCTGGCGTGAAATGACACCCATTGAGGTGATTTCTCAAGAGCTTGCTCAAGCACATCTGGACCGACTAGAAGCTGAAAACGCTTGTGAGTACGCATCTGCTGTGTTGGACCTGAATTTGGCCCGTATAGAGCGTTTAACAACACGTTTAAAGGAATACAAATGACAGAAGCAGACAAAGCGTATATGTCTTACGAAATCCCCGAGGAGGAGCATGACCCTTGGGAATTCGTTGCTCAACAAGTTAAAGGCATCCTGGCCTTTGCAGCCATCGTTGTAGGTGTGTGGATGTTAGTTGCAGCGGTGTTGGTGAAATGACAGGCTACCAAAGCAAAAAAGCAGCAGCCCAAGACAAGCTGATGGAAAAACGTAAACCAATCCAATGGCCTTTTCCTGTTGCATTACGTCCAACAAAACCCGTAGGTAAATTACCATTTAATCCCAACAACCATGAAGAAGCAATGCTGTGACTTTTACGCTAAAAATTGAATCAGATTCAGCCCGTAAGACGCTAAACATAGTTACCCCCTGGAAACGCCGTCAAAGGGTTCAAAACGAGGCTTTAGCCAACTCTATAAACATTTGGGCACAACCAGTCTATCAGCCGCCTAAAGACGAATACGTTCGTCCTGGTGCTTTGGACTACAAAAGGATCAAAGGACGATGAATTACTTTGCAGACGGACAAGAGTTTTACTACCCTTTAGCAGGGGACCCTAGACCACCAGAGGATCATAAGGTGATCCTGCTAACCAAAGGTGGTGTATGTGTTGTTGGATCATGGAATGATTTTTTCTACTTAGGCTGGTTACCCCTCCCCAAAAGAAATAAAGATAAGGAATTACAAATTGAGCAAATCGAGGCATCCAGACATCAGAAACGTGCTTAAACAGCACGAAGATGGCCTGACAGCAAATGAAATAGGCGAATTACTTAAACTTAACAAGGATTCAATTAGAAACGCATTAAATACTATGCCTGATGTTTACATAGACAGATGGTTAGAAGCACGACAGGGATTAAGAGAACAAGCAGTTTGGTGCGTAATAAACGTACCCGAGAACTGTCCTAAACCAAACAGGAAAACGTAATGCCAGATTTGCCCAACTTTGGTGCTTGGTCCAACGAAAACTTAGCTAATTTCTGCAAAGATTCGTATATTCGATTGCAAGAACAACAGGAAGAATTGCAACGTATAAAACTATTGTTGCTGGCCTTAAAGGACCTCTTGTCTGACACGGAAACAGCAAAAGAATAGGCTAGGATGTGGATGCAGCGACTGGCTGTAACCACATTTTGGAGTATTTTATGTATAAGTTTGCCATTTTTTTTGATTTTGAGGAGTTGCTAGACTTCATGGGCTTTGAAGTCATTGAAGACGAAGAAGTCGAAGAAGAGTACGAGTACGACGAAGATGGAACGGCGTATTGGTGCGACCAGGAAAATGATGTGTGGTACTGGTACGACGAGGAGTCGGATGACTGGTACGAGTGCGAGGAAGATTCAGGTTATTGATTTTATAAAGGGGGCGGCTAATAACCGCCTACCTTTATGATCTCACCTCTAAACTCAACCTGGTCTTTGGCCCAAACGTGAAACAATTCAGGCCATAACAATTGACCATTTTTAAACGTAAGTAATGCAAATCCCGAACGATGGTTTAGCGGATTGTGTTCTGAGTACGAGAACTGTGGACCATAAGGGTCTGCCAAAGTGCCTGTATCCACCCCAAATCGGTTTCCGTTGTAATCAGCATATGGAGTGACCTTCAGGCTGTGCAAATGGCCTGTAACGATGCTTGTACCGGCTCCTACAGTGTTGTTGTGGGTAGCATGGACTCCACCCTTGTAGCGGTGCTTAACAATTACATCTTGGGTCAACCAAGCAGACCAGGCAAACTTCCATTCTTCAAAGTGGTCCTCGAGCCTGAACCCTGGGGTTTGAACGTATTGTGGTGCATTAGAAGCCAATCTCGCAGAAAATCTCGCATCATGGTTACCCAATGTCCAGATTAGCTTTACATTTCGTCGGGCTTTTTTGGCAGTTTCCGACACTTCCGACAGCATTGCCTTACAAGTATTTAATTCTTGTATTACAGATGGAAGATTTTCCCAACCCATAGGCGGGTGACGAGATATAGCAGCGCCATCAAAGGCATCACCATTACAAATAACTGCTTTGGGGGAATACGTTTCAATCGCATATAGAAGCGCCTTAAACGCCGTCGAACGTATACCAGGCCAAAAATGAGCGTCCGAAAAAACGATAATTGTGCCATTTTCAATCCCCAAATCAATTTTATTTGGAAAAATGTGTTGTCTATAAAGCCAACGTTGGTCTTCAACTGGAAGTACTGTTCCGAGTTTTTCCTCTTTTCGCCTACGTCTAGCAAAAACTGCTCTCTCTGAAATACCAAGTTCTTTTGCTACTAATGATGCCGATTTAAGCCTATTCCATGTATTCAAAAACTGTTCTTCAGAGATCATACAAATCCTTATAGAAGCAGGGCCTCTGCTTTTCGGCGTTTGTCTAATCCCGCAAGGACTTTACCGCCGCCTTTGTTCCACAATAACAATTGTTCCTTGGCGGCTTCCCAGTCTTGCTCATTGATTTTTCGCTTCAATGTACTGGTTTGGAGTCTGCCAACTCCGAGGTTATAACAGAAGTCTATGATGGCATTACACTTACGCTCATCTGTTAACAAAATAGGGCAATTACGCAACACCCCTGGAAGGTAAGTAAATTGCAGTTCGTGGAGCAGTAATGCTTCAGCAATCGTTTCACTAATCGGCTCATCAGATAGCGTTACTTTGCGTCCATCTGCGTAATAAGTTGATCCAAAGCCTATCGTGGGTATACCTGCTGGACATAGGTAAACCCTCGACTTGAAGCCCTCGAACTGCTTACACAGTGCTGCTGCTATATCTAGTCTCATAGCCCACGTTTAGACAATGTACGATCAAGGAACCAGTAGTTCAACGTACCGGAAACCAGAGCAGCAAAGTCTCCGGACATCATCAAATTGAACACTACGGCAGGTGGATCACCCAACAACCAGGAATTCCACGCAAACCAAACGTGGATAAAAGACCAGATAAACAAAATCCAGTAAGTAACGATAGGACGCACAGAAGCTGATAGGCTGGCTACCCATCCACCAGCAGCTTTAACCATCTCTGTTTGCTGTTCTATTGCTGAATTGAAGGCATTCATCACCCCTGCATCTACAGTAGCCTCCCGTTGGGCTCCGATCTCTGCCAGCTTCTGTTGACCACGAAGAGTTTCCAGTTGGCATTGCTGACCAAACATTAACAACTCATGGGCTCGTTCATCCTTTTTGTCCATCCATTTCAGGACTTCAGGTGCTAAACGAAATATGCCACCCAACAAAGATCCAAAAATACCGCCAGAAAGTATCTCAAACATAGTTACCTCTCAATCAAAAATTGCCATGCCAAACCACCCATAGGGACTAAAACCGCTATACCAGCTACAAATAGTAAGGCATTCATTATTGCCTCGCCAAATGCCTCTTTATCCTTTTGCTTTTTCTCTGCCATTACTCGCTCCATTTCAGAGCGTTCTTTGTGCATTCGGACCCTCTCTGCCATCATCTCTTCCCAGACTGGAGCATTGCCGGTCATAAACAGCAAATCCTTTAACTCCCTCTCATAGTCTCGCAAGGCTTTGGAGGCCATTGCTATCTTGAGAGATTCTGCGTTTATTTGTGCATCTGTTTTTTGTAGGTCTGCTATTCGGGCTTTAGTCGATGCCGAATGAACCTGATCTGCTGCTGTGTAAAAGGCTGAGAACTGCCCATACAGCGACTTTACGTCCTTGCCCAAGGCCACGGCATCTTTGATGTGCTTGACCACAGCTTGAGCCGTAGCAAACGCCACTGTAATGCTTATGGGGTCTATCACTTCTTAGGCTCATTTTTTAGTACCAGTGTCCATTGGCAAAGTTTGCCATCCTTTACAAATTCGTTTATCCCAATCTTTTGATTAAGCTTTAATTCTTTACAAACCAGTTCTATTTTTTGCTGAGTGTTGGGCCAGGGATTTTCACCAGAAGCAATCTGGTTACTTAAATCCATGATCTTTAAGAAATTCCCAAAAAATAGACAAAATTCCCAATATTGAAAGCCACACTAAAGCAGTCAAAGTTTTTTCAATGATTGCTTTACGAAGGGTAATAGACTGAGCCTCACGTTCTATTGCCATACGCACCCAACGTTGTTCATCGTCCGTCAACGAATTAACTGCCTTGAGTTGAACCATCAACTCCGTAATCAATTCTGTGCGTTCTTCTGGGCTCATATTAAGTCCTAACGATATGGAGCAATTCCAGGCACATCTAGTGAACCTGCCATTGGTGAATAAAACTTGCGGGGATCGTAGGCTTGACCACGATTACCAGGACCACGTTCTTTTGCAGCTTGCATTCTACGCAAGTAATTTAACTGATTTTGTTCGTTGGCATTCAACGCAGAATGGTACAAACCAGCCTGTGGTCCAGCACCAGGGATTGCACCCATTGCCATCTCTCCAAGCGCATTACGATCACCGGCTTCAGCAGCTTTTGCAAGATCAGGTAATGCAACCAATGCACCAAATACCCCGCCAACTTGCACAATCTTTTTACCAGCAATAAGTTTTGTAATTCCAGGAGTTCCCGTTGGAGGTTTAATGCCTATGTCAAGCAATTCTTGATTGGTGGGACGGCCCAATTTACGATTAATTTCAGTGCTTATAGCTTCTGATTCTTTGTTGGTTGCGGGAAAATCTCTTTTAGAAAATTCTTGTGTATATGTTTCTTGTCCAAGATTATTTCTTGCAACATCAATTGTGTTTGCACCAGGAACAAAAGCGTATCCTTTTGGTACATCACTAACACTGTCGTATTTGGTTTTAAATTTCTTAGGATTTTCTGGTCCTTGACCAACAAACGCAGGTTTATTAGTACCTGTTTTTATTTCTTGGACAGGAGGAGGAATTGCTGCTTTAATTGGTTCAACAGGTGCTGCTGGAGCCTGGGCAACGGGTTGTTGTATAGGTGCTTGTTGAACCGGTGCTTGCTGCACAGGGGTTTGCTGAACAGGTAATGCTGGAGGTTGTGGAACCGGCGCTTGTGGAATAGGTGGTGCTGGAGGTTGTGCAACAGGAGCAGTGGGTGCTTGCGGAACAACAGGAGGTGCAACGCCTAGTTTTTGTTTTAGCTCCTCAACAGTAGGCTTGGGCTGTGGAGCAGGTGCTGTTGGAGGTGCTGGAGGCTGTGTGTAACTTGGCAAGTCAAACGCAGGTTCACCAGGTACGGGCCTATTAGAAACGTTAAATTCAGGTTCAATACGTTTTGCTTCTACTTTTTTGGCCTCAACATCTGCTGCCATTTCGTCGGTCAGAGAGTTGTAGATTTTCTTACCTGCACCTATTGCAGCAGCAGCACCTAAAGCACCAACACCAGCAGCACCCAAATAAGGAATAGATGGGCTAACTTCTGTGGCTTTTTGCTCTAAACGTTTTGCAGCAGAAGGCTGTGCTGGCATTTCCTTATTAGCAAAATCTTCATAAGTATTTGCTTTAGGCAATGTAGGTTCTGCGGTTTGCTTTTCTTTAGCAACATGAGACTCAATCTCATCTGCCGTGTAACCAGCAGAAGCAGCAGCTTTTCTAAAACCTTGTTCGTCAAAAGCCATGATTATTTCCTAAATTGAGAAGCCAAATCAGAAAGGCTAGGTTTTTTGCCAACAGTCTTTTGCGAAGTATTTGCAGCAGGAGTAGGAGGTACAGCCGCTTCTCCACCAGGCATTCCTATTCCAGTGTTTGCTGCGCTTACATTTTTCGCAAAGGTACGAGGCTCTTTCAAAATTGCATCTGCTCTTGTAGAGTATTCTGCAACCAATGATTGATACAAAGGAGTTTTTGCAAAAGCAGCTTCTAGTTCTGATGGCCTTGGAGCAGAGTCCTTGGGGTAGTTTTTAAGCTGTTGAGCAGCCCATTGTCCAAATGCAGCATTTGCTTTGGCATTGAGAAGCCCTTGTTCCGCTTGAATACGTCCACGAGCATATTCATCGGTAACACCAAATCCCACTGTAGGAACATTAAACGGATGATCTGGCACTTCTGTTTGCTTTTGAGCAATCATTTTTGCCACTTCAAGAGCCCTGTTCAACTTCAATTGCAGTTCAGGCTTGTCTGCCAATGCACCTGTTTTAAGGTACTTAGCCAGGTCTTCTTGCTTCTGTGAATAATTGCGTTCAATCTGACTGTTGAGATTTGTGCTGTTTTGATCTTGAGCAAGGTCATTTAGACTTTTGCTTTTGCCATTACTAAGAGAAATGCCACCTTTACCATTGAAGTGAGCAGCACCTTCAATTCCAAGACCAGCAGCAATACCCGCATCTACTTGATCGCCTTCTTTTACACTACCACTTTTAATCAATTGACCAAGTTTGGTAAGTGCTTGGCTTCTTGCTTGAGAAGTGCCAATTGAACTGTTGGAAAACTGAGCTACTTTTGCCAATACGTCTGGTGACAAATCACTGTTTTTAAGATCAGAAAGCAATGCACCAAATTCTTGATTCATTTGTGCTTGAGCAGGAGCAGCAGCCAATGCTTTGTTTGCTTTATCAATTGTTTGATTTGTTGCAGCAACATTGGTTTCAAGATTTTTCTTGTCAGCAAGATAACCGAGAGTGTCAGCTAGTTTGTCTTGACCACCTCTACGCATAGCATATTCTTGCGGAGGAACTTGTTTTCCTGTTGCAAGATCAATTACTGAATGCTTGTCTCCAACCTCGTCAACGTTTTCTAGTAGTTGATTGCCAGCATTGTCATAAGTGATTTTGGTGCTAAGAGTGCCACCAGTAATTAGTTTACGAGCACCATCTTTGTTTCCAAGAACAAATTCAACTAAAGCATCTCCATACTTTGGGTTTTGACTATTGTTTTTCCAAGTATCGGCAATTTTTACTCGACCTTCTGGAGTTGCTGGACCACCGGCCTTTTCAATTGGACCAAAAATGTTGTTAAATTCTTGATTTCCACGATGCACTACTTCTGCAGCATGATTTGCAGCGGAAGCAACAGGAGTGCCATCATTGTCAGCAGCAATTTGTCGAAGTTTTTTTGTGTCACGATTGTCTACTGCTTGGCTAAATTGTGCAGAAGTATCGGCAACAACACCTGGTCCCATAGCGGGAAAGTTGTCTTGAACAGGGGTTAGTGGGATTAGTGGTTCTGCCATGATTTATCCTATTAGAACAACGCTGTTAGTAATGTGCTTGCCACTTCTGGATGAAGGATTGACTCCATAGCACCTGTACCCATACCGGCAGCACCCATATCCATAACAGGAGCAACAGGAGGAGCCATTGGAGCAGCAGGAGCCATTGGAGCAACAGGATTAGACGCAGGTGGTGGAACAGCGGTGTTACCGCCAAGTCCATTTAAATAATCTTGAAGTCCACTGGCTTTAATTCCTCCGGTCATTAAAACATCTTTAACACCAGAAATAGCATTACTTAAAGGACCACCTCCAGTTGTATAACTTTGATCTTGACCAAGTTGACCTAAACCAACGCCACTAAAAGGATTTGTAGCCATAATTTATCCTTTAAAGTCTAAAGCCACTGCTTTTGCTGCTACCACTAGAACTACCGCCTTGAGTACCAGCATAGTTCGGGTTAGTAGATGCTTGAGGCGTACCAAACACAATACCAGCATATCTAGAGTACAAGTCCTGCGGGGCTCCAGCATAGCCAATTTGAGATGCAGCAGCCTGGTTAGCACCTGTAAGGTTAGAAGCACCTTGATTAGCAAGATTGCCATACAAACCAGCAGCAAGACCAGAAGATCCTTGTCCATAGTTCAACAAGTTTCCAGAGGCTGTATTTGCTGCGTTTACTGCATTAGCACCACCTGTCAACAGGTTTCCAGCAGCAGTGTTTGCTTGTCCAATGGCGTTCTGACCATAGTTCAGCAAGTTTCCGGATGCCGTGTTAGCCTGACCAATAGCATTTTGTCCGTAGTTAAGCAAGTTTCCAGATGCTGTATTTGCCTGTCCAATAGCGTTTTGACCACCGGTTAACAAGTTTTGAGAAGCAGTATTTGCTTGTCCAATTGCACTCTGACCACCGGCAAACAAAGTATTTGCAGCGTTTTGACGTTGCTGTTCCACAGCAGCTGCAGTTTGTGCGGCAGCAGATTGAAGACGTTGTTGACCAAGCTGAGACAAGTTTTGATTAGCCAAGGCCATACGAGATGATCCTAGGCCACCAGCACCACCATACATGGCGTTTTGACCACCTAATTGCTCACGAATCTCTTCTCTAGCAGGTTGCAATGATGCTTGAATTTGTTCGTTTTTGTATTGCGGAGAAAATAAACTTGCAAGACCAGAAGCCCCAGCATTTTGATATTGATTACCCAAATAATTTTGTGCACCAGCAATTTGTCCGGACATTCCCTGTCCGACATTTTGCATATTTGTGCCAGCAAAGTTTTGAGCTCCTGCTATTTGTCCAGACATTCCTTGCCCGACATTCTGCATATTGGTTCCGGCGTAGTTTTGTGCACCGGCTATCTGTCCCGACATTCCTTGACCAACGTTTTGCATATTAGTGCCAGCATAATTCTGTGCACCTGCAATCTGACCAGACATACCCTGGCCTACGTTTTGCATATTAGTTCCGGCAAAGTTTTGTGCGCCAGCAATCTGACCGGACATTCCTTGACCAAAATTACTCATGTTTTGACCAGCATTTTGCAATTGACCTGCAAGTCCGGTTTGACCAAGAGTTCCTGAAGTAAGCCCTAATGCTCCAGTAGCACCTTGTAGTGCACCAGTTGCACCAGCAACATTACCCGCATTAGTTGCAGCATTTGCAACATTTCCAGCGGTTTGGTTGTAAACGTTTCGAGCCCCACCAACAGTATTTTGGTAAGCAGGAAGAAAAGTATCTCTTAACGCAGCATTTTGAATGCGAAGCGTTTCCTGCTGTTCAGGAGTCATCTGAACAGTGGTTGTTTGATTACCTGATGATTTACCCATTCCCATGATTTGCTCCTAATTAACGGCCCATTTTGCCGTTTTGCTGAGAACCCTTACCACCAGGCATACCATCACCAGAGTTAGTTGGTGTCATTGCAGTGTTTGGTTGTCCAACAGTGTTTGAATAAGCGTTTGGCATACCCATTACTGGTTGACCACTTTGACTAGGATAAGTTACGTTGCCTTGACCCATTCCAGATGTAGCAGCATTCATTGCTGGTCCAGCCATTCCTTTGCCACCAGCAGAATTTGGATTGTCAGGAGCTTGAGTAGGCTTACCAAGTCCCATTTGCTGTTGTCCAGCCATTGGCTGTTGAAGGCTGTTTTGTTGTAGACCACCAAGATTCCCAGTCATACTTGATTGCGGTAAATTGTTTGGGTTAAAACCATCAACAGGTCTTGCATTATTGGTTGATTGCCCCAAAGCACTTCCCAACATATCTTGACTCATAGGTTGAGGCATAGATGGATCAGCACTAAGTGTTGTTTGTTGATTATTTGGCTGCTGAAGGTTAGACAGCATATCTTGCGTAAGATTGGAGTTTTCTGGTTGAAAACCACCACCACCAAAACCTTTGCCACCAGCTTGAACTGGTGCTTGACCCGACTTACCTCCAGTTTGTGGAGATTGTGTTGACATTGTGGGAGAGCCCATGATTTATCCTTTTAACCAGAAACGTATATACAAGCAACCATTTTCACTTCATTTGGATTGTCAAAAGTAATTGGTTCTCTTGCCCTTGCAACTGTGTAGTTCATTATAGTTGAGGCATTTTGTTTCATGCCTTTTCCTGGGATAGAAGAACTACAAATAAAGTCTCCAACCGAAATATTGCCATTTTCACCACAAACGTTTATTTGGCCTTCACCAACAGCGTTCATGGCTATGTACTGGTAATCATTTTTAACCAATTCATATTCGGGATACATAACTTGGGTTGTTAAGTATTGTGGTGGGTTACCTGATGTTGACACATCAATACGTTCAACAAAAGCAGCTGGTTTGCAATTTGCCAGTAATCCGTTGTTTACCACTAAAACCCCAATTGCTCCAACTTGTTCCGGTTGAGTGGATTGGGCAACTTCAAAAACTGTATTAGACAGATTCTTTTTTATAACGCATTTAACGTCTACTAATATGTCCCCAAATTCTACTGTTTGTCCAACAGGTAACAACGCATCGTGAGCACCTGTAAATGGGCCATAGTTGGTTCCTGCTCCATCAGCATAAAAATCGTATCCAATAGATACACCAACAATTCCAGAAGTTACTAATCCTGTTCCAGCACCATTTAGATTTTGTCCACGAACTCCGTGATTTCCACCACCAGCAACATTTGCAATTCCAAAAACACCTTCTGCTCCAGTGCTACTTACTCCTTTTACGCCAACTCCATAAGAAGTTCCATAAATTGCATTTTGAGAAGAATTTGTACCAATGGTGTAACCATAAACTGCGGGATAAGTACTAGTTTGAATACCTAATATTGCAGCAACACTACCACTAGCAGCAGAAGAAATTACCCCATCAGAAGCAGAACCATACAAAGTTGCAGCAAGACCAGATGCGTTATATATTTTTATTGAATTATCAACATAACTTATAACAATCCTTGCGCCACTTGTTGCTGTTTGCAAAATACCGCTTGTAAAAGAACCACCATTTACCGCTAAAGCAGAACCATCCCAAGTAAACGAACTACTTGAATTTCCTATTGATAAACGAGATGTGCCTGAATCATTGCCTAAAAAGAAACCAGGCGTTGTATCAGCATAAGATGTTTTGCCAGAATTAAGGTTTCCAGCGGTAGAAATGTTGACTACACCAAGATTGGCAGAAATAGCAGATAGCGAACCTACTTTTAAATTAGAAAGATAAGGTGTTTGCCAAAGTGTGTTGCCACCAGTAGTGTAAATTCCGTCTGATTGAAACAAAGATTCATTTACAGATAACGTTGGTGGAGAGGCTTGCCAAGTTACTCCCGAAACACCAAAGTGACTTCCTGTATCTGGATAAGAGGTAGAACCTGTAGTTGTTTCCGTCCCTGCAAATGTAATACCAGATGTTACTTTTCCGTACATAATACGGGCATTATTTCCTTGTGGACCAATGCTTCCGTCTTGACGATAACCAATGCTTCCAATTGTTCCAACATTCCAGTTGGTTGCGGTAGATGTTGCAGAAGCAAGAGCAGTAATAATTACGTTTAATTGATATAGAACGTATCCAGTACCAGGTGCTGATGTAGCAGCAGAAGTCCATCCTGAAGGATAGGCACTAATAGCCCCAGAACTCCATGTATAAGTAAAAGCCTGTGTTGGTACAGATGGAGCAGAAGTAGCCCATTGAAAAGCACTTATGGTTATTGCTTTACTTCCCTCTGCGCCCGTGGCTCCTGTGGCCCCTGTAGCGCCTGTAGAACCTTGTGCACCAGGATCAGAAAACACTAATTGAATCCCAGAAACAGATGCTTGGGTAACAACACCCGTACTGTTTTTAAATCGAATGGGTACTGTTATGTAGGCAGGACTAGAAGACATTGCCGTTGGAGTAGGCCAAAGAGCATAGTCACCAGCATCAGTAGGAGAACCAATTGTTATGTTGGTATAGGAAATGTCTCCATTACCGGTGGTAGAAGAATTACCAATACGCCATGAATTGTTTACAAAAGCAACGTTTGAGTCTGTTTGTGCATCAGTAAACGGAACAATAACACCGGCATTGGTTGCATACAAAGCAGGAGTTATTCCTGTAAAAACAGGATTTAAAGGAGATCCAGTCCGTGGAACCTGCAGAACACTAGGAGAGAAGTAAGAAACAAATGCTTGAGCAATGGTTGTTGACGTTCCAGACGTTACAACATCTAGATCAATAGATGCTCCTGCATCCATAACCCAACCAGTACCAGGAGAAGCAACAGAAACGGAAAACTGAATTTGTCGTCCACCAGTGGTTATGTACCAAAGAGACTTTGTAGTACCAAATCCACCCGTTACTTTATTCCAAATGTAATCCGTGTAATTGGAAGATTCAGCAGCATCATTGCTGTTTCTAATACCAAAATAAGATCTTCCGCTAGGACTATTGCTAAAGTTTACAGAGCCATCAAAAGAATCTGCATACTTGATTGCCATGTACTTGTACAAGTAACCAACAATTCCACCTGTTGGTCCTTTTACTTCACCAGTGTTTGCATCACTACTAATGCTAGTGTCAAAATTGCAAAGCAAATAGTTTAGTGCTTCAGAGATTTCTGAAGATGACGGATTACTATCAAGCAAATACGGCATTAGAAGGCATCCTCAACAACAGTGGCTTGCCAATTAATTGCAGTCAAATTCCAAGTGTCTGTTGCATCATTAGATGCGACTTTTACGGAAACTGTTCTAACATTGTTTTGTTGAGTAGTCACCCAAGGATTATCTGTTACTACAGAAACCGTTCCTGTTTGACCATAAGTAGTAGCCTGGGCAGTAGAGTTAGCACCACCAGTTGTAATGTTTACATTACCGCTACCAGCAATCTCAGGCAGCAATCGGTGAACGTAAAGTTTAGAACTGTACGGAACTGGACCATTTTGAGTCTGAAGAACAACGTTGTTTCTTTCAAACAAAGCAGGAATTGCAGCATTGTTAATAAAGGAATTACCAATACCCGTTTGAATTATCTTTGAACTAGCAATACCACCACGAGCGTATGAAACAGTCCTAGAAGCGTATTTAAAGGCTCCGCTAACCAACTTGGGGGCTTCACACCCGCTACAGGCATTTGCTATGTCTTTGGGGGCATTCCAGACCTGCAGATCGTATCTCCATGACAGCATCTTGTTGCACCAGCCAGTGGACGTTAGATCTGGGTAATAAATCTCAATCTGGTTCTTCTGTGTGTTGTTAACCATAAACACACGATCAGAATACGTTGTACTCAAATTGGCAAAAAAGTAATCACGGACTTTTTGGTTGCCAAGAGGATTAAAGTTAGAACCATCAAAAATCCAAATGTCCCTGCTATCAATGCCGTAAACGTTTGCATCTGTGTTTGACCAGCAATTGTTGTTAATCAGTCCACGGCCTTGGTTAAACAGACGAACACCAAAAACTGGGGCTGTACTGTTTTGGTAAGCAATAGGAGAGAAAACTACTGTATCCCAATAAGAACAAACGTAGAAGTTTCCACCAAGGAAAAAGCCGTCAACAATAGGACCACGAACAGGGATTTCTTGTTCATTGGCTACGTTGGTAAGAGTAGGCATCCAAGAGGCTGCTACACCAGTATTAGCAAAAGATTGTGACCAGCGAACAGTAGTTGGGTAGTTGACTGTCAATCCGCTGCTTGTGTAGTCTTTTGTGATGTTGCCAGCAATAAGAATGTTGCCAACATTTGGAGCGCAATAGTTGCGTACAAATTCAGCACGAGTTGCAGACACTCCAACATCGTAATTCCAAATGTAATTGTCAGGAGCAGCATCGTACAAATAAATTTCCGTTGCTGTCGGCAGGAAATACATTGGAGACCGAAGCGTATCGTTGATGAAAAACACCTCACCCACCCAAGAGGTGGTGATATTGATATCATCAGAATAGCCAGACAATGCTACGTTGGGATTGGCTCCAACACCAGGGGTAATGTTGCTAATCCCGCTAGAGGTAACCATATACCACTTACCCTCACGAGTAGCGGCAATGTAGACCCAAGCATTGTTGTTACGGAATCCACCATCCATAAAAACCACGTTTCCAGGAATAGTAGACAAAATCTCTTGCTCACCAGACACTTTCTTAATCCCACGAACATCTGCCTCAACGTTTAATCCGCTGTTGTATTCGTTGGGTCCAAGCGCATTGGACGGCACATCCGGTGTGAAACTCATGTTCACAAACGGAGTGCGAAGTCTGGTGTAGTCGGTCATGTTAATGTCGTTCCAACTTGGATTGTGTCATTATTGGTAGTACCGACTTGGATTGTATCGGTGCTTGTAGTTTGAACGTCTAGAGTTTCAATGATGTACTCAACCCATTGCTCTGTCGATTGGCTCCAAGACCAATTACCCTCGGGTTTAACAGGACGAACTACCCAGCCTGGTGGATACCACCAAACCACTTCTTGTCCTTCACCAGCAGTAGGAGGATCAGATACCTCAATCCAGCCTTCTGTGCCGTCTGTCTCAGGTTTGGGAATAGAACCAAGTTTAGAGTAAAGCATGATTAATTGTTCGGGAATGCCGCTGTTGGCAAAGTATAGTTAGTTGTGTATCGGGCGTAGCCTTTGGTTATACGAAAATCATCTATGTAACCATAAGCATAATTGGAAGCAGTATTAAAAGCAGTTCTACCAATAACTAAATACTGGTCAGAAAAATTAGTGCTATTTGAAGTTGAACCACCTGATGTTCCATCAACATATCCAGTAATTGTTGAGCCATTTCTTACAAGAGCAACTTGATGCCAAGTGTTTAACGATATAGACCCAAAATCAGTTTCGCTTCCATTTATGTTAAGTTTTAAACTACCGCTACCATTTATATAAAAGAGAACAGCTGTTGGAGATGTATAAGAATACAGTTGAGAATAAATTGTCCATCCACCGTTGTATCCAAGTAAATATATCCATGCTTCAACTGTAAAATTTCCCCCTCCTAATGCGTTTACTGGACTAGGAACACCAGTTAAATAATCACCAGACCCATCAAAATACATTGAGCCTGTGCCAAACTTAACAACACTTGTACTTACCTGTGCATTGCCAACAGTCTGCAAATCGTTCATCTCAGCATTGTCGTAGATACCGCCGTTGGTGTAATTAAGCAGTAAAGCCGTTCCAGAAACTGTAGATAATGGTGTCGTAGAAGGTGTAAATACTGAAGTCCCATTAGTGGTGCTGCTTGTTTGATATGCAGTTGGGATAGAACCTAATACTGTACGAACATCTGTTATGTACCCTGTGTAAGGTCTACTACCATCTGAACCAACGTATTGCGTAGTTAATGCTGCAAAACTAATAACATTTGTTCCATTAGAACGCAAAACACCATTTACAAATAATCTAAACGTATTGCCACTTCTAGTAACTGCAATGTGATTCCAAGTATTATTTAATGTTGCTTGAGAAATAGTATATGTAATGACGTTGGCAACATTAAAAATGCCAACTGACAATGCACCAGCACCAACATCATAATAAATTTGAAATCCGCTAGTAGTTGGGTTTGCAATTATTTGTGGATATGAACCAGATTGTGTTGCCCAATAAACCCATAGTTCAACAGAAAAGTCTTGCGTACCAGTAGGTAAAGCAGTATTGCTTGAAGATGTACTTAAAGAACTACTACCATCAAAGTACCCTGACCCACCAATAACACTTGTACTGTATGCAGTAGATGGGCTAAATGGGCTAAAGCGTTGGATGCTTGTGTCGCCAAATTTTGTGATTGTGAAATTGTTTGAACTATTGTCAATAAAGCGATTGCTTTGACAAGTTAGCAATACAGTTCCAGAAACCGCAGTCAATGGTGTTGTTGGAGAAGTAAAATTAGATGTGTATGGTAAAACACCAGAACTTGCACCTAATACAAGACGAGTATTTGATACATATCCAGCCATGTTTTGAGTATTTTGATTTGCACCAATACCCATTACATTTGAGCCTGTAACCGCCGTTCCTGAAAATGTTGCAGTATTTTCTTGAGTTCCGTTAATGTAAATTCTTAAAGTTGTGTTGTCTTTTATTCCAACAACGTGATACCAAACACCAACCACAGGCGTTGTTGTTGAACTAACTGCTTGCCAAGAACTTCCGTTGTTAATTGTAAAAACAAATTTGTTTGCCGTTCCACCTATTGCAGTAAAATTGTAGGCAAGCAAATAACTAGAATCACGACATACAATATTTGTGCTTGTTCCAATCGTTGTGTAACATACCCATGCTTCTAAACAGCAATAAGTATTCATGTTAAAAGCGGAATTTGAAGCTAGTTCAAGATAATCACCAGAACCATCAAAGTAATTACTCCAGTTGTCACCATACGGCGTAAACGTACCCTGCGTTGTATTGCCGTTGCGGGTGATAGTAAAGTTGTTTGTGCTGCTATCAAGAAAAGTATTGTTTTGAGCGCCGTTAGTCCCGTCACCATGTAGAAGTAGGGTAACGTACTTAAAGTAAGGATCAAGGACTTTTCCAATAGCACCAAAAAGGCCAAACCCTCTAGATGCTGCTGATCCAATTCGGCTAATCAAAGGCATACCATTCCTTACTTAAACTGAGTCTGTGCTGCCAATACTGTAAAAGCGGCTGATCCAGTTTTAATGATTGTATAGGTGTAAGCATCAATACCGGAAGCATTTCCTGTTGTATAAGCCGTTCCACCCTGGTATTTAGGCGTTACCGATGTTCCATCAATCGTTAGGGCATTGTTGTAATACGCCGTTGAACCCTGAGTAACCAAGAAAGCAATAGTCAGGCTTTGTCCCGTAATCATTACAGAATTCAACGTAGTAGTGCTATTACCCCTGATATTAAGCGTCCAGTTAGCTGAAGCATTAGTCGTGTAATACAGCACCGATTGAGTTACTGCATCAAAGTTAACAGTACCCGTAGCAGCCGTAGCAGACGTTGTAGCAAGTTCTTGGATGCTTAACGTAGCACCTGTACTAGCCAGGTTCTCTGGCAAAAAGGATAGATTTCGTGCAAGGCTCATGTTTAGGCTCCAGTAGTACCAACTTGGACAATATCATTATTTTCCCATTGGCAAGTAGTTTCGTTTAACGTCCAATTGCCATTAGGTTTAGGGGGAATAAACGCATCGCGGGTTGAGTCGTAGGTATAACCCACACCAGCATAGTTCTTACGCATATTGCCGTTGTATGAAGTCTGTTTCCACTTGGTGTAGCCGCCACTCCACGTTATCAAGAAATCAATACCTTTGATTTCGTATTCAACGCCATCAACAAGCAATTCATTATTGTGGACGCAATGCACTTCTAGCACTACGTTGTTTTCATCAAGTTTTGCAAAATGTGCCATGATTAGAACGTGATTGAACCGTTACCGGTCCATTTGTAAATACGATAACCACCTGTAACTGTAACAGTTGGTGATCCTGTAGTGGATGCAGCTGCGGTGTAAGTATCTGCATATCTAATAATTACTATTCCAGAACCTCCTGCGCCGCCGGTTCCAGCCGATGATGTTCCACCACCACCACCACCTCCTCCACCTCCAGTATTAGCAGTTGCAGCCGTTGCTATTCCAAAAGCTCCTGCCCCGCCACCATAAGATGCAGCGCCTCCAGAGCCACTATATCCAATACCTCCTCCACCACCACCAGCGTAATTAAGTGAAGAACCACTAATACTAGAAGTAACCCCAATACCTCCATCGCCGCCAACTATTGTAGTTCCATTCCCACCAACTGCACCTGCACCGCCACCGCCACCTGATCCGTAATTTGGAGTTGTTGCTCCACTTCCTCCTGCAAAACCTTGTCCGCTAATTCCTGTGCCAGGTGTTCCTATGTATGCAGCCCCACTTCCAGAGCCGCCTGCAACGCCATTAAATACACCATTCCCAGTAACACCTCCACCGCCACCATTTGATGTAATACTTGAAAATATTGATGAACTTCCATCACCGCCTGCTGTTGAAGACCCTGCAGTGCCTCCTCCTCCTACTGTTACTGTAATCGGAGTTCCAGTTGAAACTGCAAATGAAGCATTAGTTTTATAGCCCCCAGCACCACCACCAGAGCCAACAGATATGCTTGCAACGCCTCCGCCACCGCCACCACCTCCAGCAATTACTAAATATTCAATAGTAGATGGAGCCGTAGCAAGTCCAGGCCATGCAAGGGCTTTTAATGCTTGCATTACTTCATTTGAACGCCAAATTCCTAGCGCAGCAGACGTAGATGTTGTCGCCGCCGTAGATGACATTAACGAGCCTTTGTATCTAGTAGACATTAGGTTATTGCCTCATACGATGCGGTAAGTTCAATCGCAGAGGCTGTTCCAACAGTTACAACAATGGATTGAGCCTCGCCAAGATAAAACGCCGTACTTTTATCTGCAATAACAATTGCCGCATTAGCGGGAACTGGCACCTGGTAAATCAAACGATAAGCCGTACCACCGCCAGAAATTGCACTATTAATTGACACAGTTACAGTTGCAAGTGAACCAGTCACATTAGCTGCAACAATGTTGTCAATCTTGTTTACTGTACCAGCCGCAGGAGTAAGCGCAGTCCAAGTTGTTGCAGACGTTGTAGACGGAATCAGATATGACGTATTTCCATAAATAGAAGATACGTTGACTATGTTGGGATTTGCCATGTTGTTTCCTTAGTACCCAAAGATCATCGCCATAGCGATAGATTTACCTGTTGTTACGCCACCAGCAGTTGTGGTTATGTTTACGATGTCTACAGTATCACCTGCAACAGTAGCAACACCCAAAGTAACTGTTGAACCATCTGTAGCTGTATAGTCTGTTGTAGACAAGAATACGCCGTTTACATAGACTTGCAAGTAGCCAACTGTATACGTTGCTGTAAATACAGATTGTCCAGAAGTTGCTGTGAACGATGTCCTGGTGTAAGCACCAGAGTTAAACGCAGCAGCTTCAACAATATCACCTGCACCTGCTGCAACTGCTAATGTAAATCCAGTTCCGCTTGTGGCTGTGTAATCAGATGTTGCCAACAATACGCCATTTAGGAATACTTGCAAAGCACCAACTGTGTAATTTACAACAAATGCGGTTTGTCCAGCAGTAGCAGTAAATGAAGTGCGTACATAAGTAGTACCACCACCTCCACCGCCAGAACCATTGGAAGCAGAAGTAATGCGTCCATAAGCATCTACTGTAATGTTTGTGCTTGTGTAGCTTCCAGCCGTTACAGCAGTAGTAGCAAGTGCAATCGTGCCGCTAGTGGTGATTGTTCCACCAGTAAGTCCTGTGCCAGCAGTGACGCTAGTAACCGTTCCCGATCCACTTGCAGCAGCAGCCCATGTAGCCGTTGTGCCGTTAGAGGTAAGAACATAGCCGTTTGTTCCAATTCCCAGTCGAGTGGCGCTATTTGTGCCGTTACCGATAATCAAATCACCGGCAGTAGTAATTGGGGAAAGAGCATTAAAAGCAGCAGATGCTGTAGTCTGTCCTGTTCCACCATTTGCTATGGCTACTGTGCCAGTTACATTAGCAGCACTTCCACCAATGTTGCCGATCACTTGTGAACCAGGCAAAATCAAAGAACTTAAAGTTGTTAAAGTTGAATTACTGGTAGCCGTAATGTTGGCAGCAGTTCCAGTAGTGTTTTGATTTAAGGTTGGTATATCAGAAACTTGAATTTGCGACATAACAGCATGACTATTATTTCCTCGCAAATAATATCCAGCGGTTATTACGCCACCGACCAACATATCAATAGCACTTTGCGCCGTTGTGGTTCCAGTACCTCCATTTGCAAGTCCAACAACGCCAGTTACATTTGCAGCAGTTCCTGTGGTGTTTTGATTGAGTGTAGGCACATCAGCAGCTTGAATAGCGGCTAATAACGTATTTGTACCATTGGAACGAAGGTAATAACCAGAGGTTTGCGTTCCAGCCAATGCAGTGATTGCTGCGGCTGCTGTGGTTGCACCAGTACCACCATTTGCAAGTGGCAATGTTCCGTTTACACCAACAGTCAACGAAACTGTGTTCTTTTCCCAAAGACTAGTTGCACTGTTGTAAACAATAGTTTGACCAGTAGTTGGTGACCTTGCAGATACATCGTGCAGTTCGTCTAGTTCATATCCATTTTGAACTTTTACAAAAATTTTGCCTTGAGTTGGATGAGCGTGTTCAACAAAACCAACGTAAACAAGATGTGCAGGAGCGTATTGTTTGGTTGCTGTATATTCTCCAGCAACTGTTGAGCTTAAATATAGTTGAGCTCCATCTGTAAAAGCAGATGTATTTAGATTAGAAAGTAAACCAATAACAGTTACATAACCATTAGAGTTGTTTGCCAAGTCTGTGGTCATCATTCCCAGGCTTTGGGCTGATGTTGCATCAGATGTTGCGAGTGCTTTTGAAACAGTAGGAATCTGTCCGGTAGCACCAGACATATAAACAACAGTGCCTTTTGTCAGCGTTGCACCTGTTGTATTGCGTACTTGGACAAGAACATTGGTTGTTGATGCAGCGGTTGCTACAGAAAGATCAATTGCAGTACCAGTTTGAACAACAGCAACCGATCCATCGGCAGAAGCCACACTTCCTATTGCGCCCAAAGATGTAAGGGCTGCACCGGCAGTGGTTGCACCAGTACCGCCATTGGCAACTGGAAGAGCCGTACCTGAGTACGAAAGAGTAAGGGTTCCAGATGTAGTAACAGGACTTCCGCTTACAGTAAGGAATGCTGGTGCGCTTAATGCCACCGAAGTAACTGTTCCACCACCACCGCCCGAACCATTGGCAGCAGCGGTAATACGTCCTTGTGCATCAACAGTGATGTTTGCAGCGGTGTAAGTACCTGCAGTTACTGCTGTGTTTGCAAGAGATATTGTTCCGCTTGTGGTGATTGGACCACCCGTCAAACCCGTGCCTGTGGCTACAGAAGTAACCGATCCGCTGCCGCTTGCAGTGGAATTAATGGTTTGGTTAGGCCATGTACCACTAATGGTAATGTTTGTTCCAGCAACCAATGCAGGTGTAGCGGTTCCAGTACCGCCATTTGCTATTGGAAGCAGTCCTGTTACGCCGGTAGTAAGAGGCAATCCAGTGACGTTGGTCAACGTACCAGAAGATGGAGTTCCAAGAGCCCCACCGGACACCAAATAAGAGCCAGCAGGTTGTTTGTTGTTAAACGTATTCCAATCCGTACTACTCAAATATCCGTTAGTAGTGGTATTTGCAGCCGTAATTGTCAAATTGGGCGTTGCTCCACCAGAAGAAGCCAAAGGAGCAGTAGCACTTACGCTGGTTACTGTTCCAGAACCCTTGGAATTAAACGTTGTCCAATCCGCAGCACTTAGCAGACCTCTGTTAGTGGCTGACGAAGTTGGCAGGTTAAGAGTAATAACCGGCGTTGTAGTGCTGTTGGCTACAGTAGAGGAAACGTCTGTTCCTGTGGTCCCAAGGGTAAGAGCAGCAACACTAGTAACTGTTCCGCTACCGGCAGGGCTTACAAGCTGACCAGGAATAGACCAAGTTTGTGTTCCAGTGCCTTTAGAATTTACAAGTGAAATAGAAACCCATACTTTATAAGCAGGGGTTACAGGAGGAGTATTTGACCAGCCAGTAGGAGGTGTTCCAACATTGGTTGTAAAGCTCCAAGAGCCCCCCGTGGGAGTAGCCGGTTGGATTGCCGCATCTTGGAAGATAAACCATTCAAAATAGGTTCCACCAAAAACTGTATTGTTTCCATACAGTCCAACGGACTCCGAACCGGACTGTGGAGCAACTGTGCCGGTAGAAGTGCTGCCGTAAAGACCACCAGTAGCCATATTGCTTCCTATTTAAAAGAATAGCGGTAATTGCGGGGCTGGAATTCACTTGTTAAGTGCTGATCTCCACCACGCCATTTACCTTTGAAGTTTTGGTCTTCAATCAGGCCATACGCATCATCAAATCTTGCAATCCATTTCTGTGCTTCTTCTGTATTTTTGTTCTTATCGTAATAAGCCCACAAAGTACCATAAAAGTAACCTTCAGGGAACGAAGACAATACTGCGTTATTCTGAACAATAGGATTTAATGTGTCAGCGGTTGGGCTAAACAAAAACGGGAATGTTTGCTGATAATAAGCCTTAATAATCGTATTTTCACCAGGATTAGGCGTAAACACATAATTGGGGCCAACTTCAGAAAACGATGCGCGAATAACCCGTGGAACTCCAAATGGCTTGACATACAACTGGTCAATCATTCGGCGACGAATAATTTCTCGGTCACCAACTCGGTCATACATAATCCACGGGCCAACATTGCCGGTAGTGGATGGGGATGTTGTGCTGTAAGTTTCTTGAAAGAACAAAATTGGCATATTCATATCCGAAGGGATAGGAGCCAAGCCTTGTGCATTGACAGTCAAGATAGAAGGGTTTGTCGGATCGTAAGGATTGGTACGCAGCGAAGGTAGTTCCAAAGTCCTCATTTTTAGCTCTGCCATCTGGATACAACCCAGAATTTCAATGCAAGATTGAGTTGGCAGTTTAAGAATGGCTGTAGGAAGGCTTACACCGGTCCAAATTCCGTCCGGATCGTAGACAGTGATGGTTGTGCTGTTTACAGCGGTTACGGCGGTATACGGGCCTGTAACAGTTGGGCCAATAAAGTCACCAACAAGAACTGTTCCAACAGCGGTAGCAGAGGTGGTGATAGCACCAGTAGTAGTATTAATCGCCGTAGCGTTAATGCCGATTGAGGAAGGAATGGCCCCTACCCATTGTGCTACTCGGCTAACCAAAGCGTTAGCGGATTGGATGAAAAGGGCCATGTTCGTTCCTTACTTTGTCGGAATAGCTGGATTATAGGGCAAAGGGATTTTACCGCTAGGGTGACATACAAAGTCAGAATAATATTCGTTGACAATAGCGTAAAACAAGATTTTGTCCTTTTTTACTTGCTTAATTAATTCCCAAGGGCGGTTGTTAAACCACTTGGATGTAATCTCGTGAACAAAACACTTTGGCAACTCCATCGCATGGAATGTTCCAGCAAAGAACGGGTTATCCGTACCATGCTCTTTGTAAAACTCACGTTTTTCTTTGCAAGCCTGTTTTACTGCTTCAACGTTTTTTTGGCTATATTGAACATACCTGGCTCCATCAACAGCGCCAATTTTGTAGTCAATATTTTTGGTGTTAAAGGTTTGGGACCAAGTACCAGACTTGATCTCGTTAAACATCTTGTCATTCTTTAACAATGCACCTTCAATGCCAGCCTCAAGGTTGCCTTTGAGGTAATAGTCCTCATTGACTTTGGCTTCTTCATTGTTTAGATTTAATTCCATACTTTGCTCCATGACTTTCCAAAGGGAACCCTTTTGAGATTCCCTTCAGAAAACCTACGAAGAGGTTTATGCCAGGTAACGCTTGACCTGTGCGCTTGCACGAGGAGCAGTTACAGCAGCACCAGTTGGGCTGATTGCAGCAAGAACACCCACACCTGCGGGGTTACGCACAATCAAAGTACCTTCCATGATGTACTGATCCAACGAAGCGTCAGCATTGCTAAAGACTTCATTGTTTGGTCCCAGTTCACGCAACGAACCCCACTGGATAACGTCAGGGTTCATAAACAAAGCGGAGGTGTTATCCGAACCGGTTTGATCCATGACCCAAGAATCGTCAATCTGGTAGGTGTAGTTGAAGTCACCCTCGTAAGTACCAATCGTGTCGCCCTTGTCAGCAGGGTTAAAACGATTGATCGAACGGCTGGTAGGCATCATGTCGCTGATGTGAGTACGCATCGACGTTGGGACCACCATGTTGGTGATCTTGGCATTGAAACGTTGCTCGGCAACAGTGACCAACTGCTTGTACAGGTATGGGCTGAATTGTTGCAGCGTCACACCAGTGCTAAAGGTAAAGTAACCCAAACCGGCATTAGCCAAAACGCCGTTGAACGGAGTGTTGGTGTCAGTAGCGGTTGTGGTGTCAGTACCATCAGACGAAGCCAGGTTCAGAATCGAAGTGCCGTCTGTGTCGTTACCGGAACGAGTTCCAGCAAAGGCAAACAGCGAACCGAAACGGCGGCCATTGTTAGGCGAAGCGCCTTGCGAAGCGGATTGACCAGAGTATTTGATCGAAGCGCCGTCAGCACGAAGCATCTGGAGTTCAACGTCAAACATAATCTCAGTCAACTGCTTAACTTCTTGATATGCCTGGGGATCACCACCAGCCTGTTCCACAGCACGAGCAGTACCAGTAGCACCGATTGTGGTTGTGAAAATCTGGGTGTAGTTGCCCAAGTTAGAACGGGTGTTGGAAGCGGCATCAGATGCAGCAACCGAAGCACCTTCCAACTTTGCATTCAAAGCGGGAACACGGAAATAGTCATTGGGCCAGATGTGCAGAGTCGAGTTGACTTTGCGCTTCTTGCTCATTGCCATGTTAGTAACCGGAGTGCGGTCTTTAACATAGTTAGAAACGGTCAAGTCCAAGTCCTTAACCACGATGTCCGTTGTGTACGAACCATTGCCATTGCCTAGTGCGGCAGAGGTGATAGTAGCCATAATAAAACTCCTAAAGATTAACGGCGGCGTGTTTTGTTTGCCGCCAACATTGTTGCCAAAAGATCACGAGCCGCGCCCTTGTCGCCCGAATTAGCCTTCTTTTGAAGTTCTGTAGTCTTATCTTCAGGTGCAGTCTTAGCCCGTGATGTTGGTTTACTAGCAGCAGCCAGCGAACCTCCAACATTTCGTACTTTGGGTCCTTCACGGAATTTCATTCCATCTCGGAGTAGCCCCAAAATAAACTCATCACTGGATACCAAATCAATGTTTGAAACTCCAGGGACAAACCCAGCATTAGCACCTTTCCAATCCTTTGCCAGCTTTTCACGAAGTTCGTTAAAGTTGGCTTTATTGGCTAATTCCTTATCAGAGAAGTTTTGACGGGCGGCTTCTAGTTGTTGCCTGACCTGTTGGCCTCTATGATTATAAAAATAGTCAATTTTCGGACGATTTGCTTGAATGAACTGCGACTTTTCTTCAATTAACTTAGCGTTCTGTCGCATTGCTGCTTCAGCCTCGCTACGTTGTACTTCAGAAGTCGCACTGTCGTAGATTTGCCGCCATTGCTGGTTATATTGCTGAAGGGTTATCAGTTCGTCTGCTGCTCCTTGAAGCTGCGGAATAACTGTTAACTCTAAACCAATCTGCAATCCATCTAGTTCAGACTTGCGTTTCGACTCATACTCTTCAAAATCGGCTCGTTCTGCTTTCAGTTTGCGAGCGTTTTCATGGATAGCACTACCTTGACCAAGGATAGCAGCCGCTTTTGATACGGGTATCTCAATAAAACCGCCTTCTGCGTCCTTATTGGGAATCCTCCACATCATGTCGGGATTCTGCTCTGCAAACTCCAGGAAATTAACCGGATCGTTTACTCCATCGGAGGACTCACCAGAATCTTCTGCATCCGCAGTTTCTTCAGTCTCTGTCGAACTACCTTCAGGTTCAACGCCTTCTTCAGGTGTCGCCTCGGGGGAAACTTTCGTTTCTTGTCCCGCTGGTGGAGGAGTACTACCATCTGGCTGCGAAGTGTTACGCCGGTTGGCGGCAATCATCGCTGCAATAGTATCTACTTGACTACCAGTTTGCTCAGGGGCGGTTGCATTTGCAATTACGTCTGACATATCTTATCCTATTTCGTTAAGTTTCGGCTTTTTTATTAGCCATCTTGACGAGATATTCATTTTTCTCAATGAAGTCAATGAAATCTCGGGCTCCAGCAACATAATATGCGTTGCCTATTCTTTGTGAATCGTCTTCACTTTCCTCTAGACGCTCCAGTATGTGAAACCGGTAAAGGTTAAACATTAATGCAAAATCTTCATTACGAAGTAAACGGGAGGCTGATTCCCCGTTTTCCATGATTAGAGCCTTTCGACTTGCGCTTGCCTCCTTGTGTGTATCAGTTGCTCGGGTGCGCTTATTAAAATAAGCACGAATATTCGATACTAAGCTTTTCATTTCTATCCTTAATCTATTTCTACAGCTTTTAATTTTCCTGCTTTTGCAGCCATCATTTCAAACATATTGTCCGTTCCAATGTCTTGGGTTTGGGCTGTAATCAATCCAGCCTTGGCATTAGTTTCACTAACCTTGGCGTTGTTTAAATCAACCTTGGATTTCATTTCCTGTTCTTCTGGGCTTGGAGGTTTATCTGATTTGGCTTTTGCCATCTTAGCCGCTTCATCCATTGTGGGCAGGTAAGCATCCACATCCTTGACTCCAAGAACCCGCAGGGTATCCTCAAAAGGACGGCGAATCTTGACAAACAATTCCGGTACGCTAGGGTCAATCTGCATCATGGATTGAGCAAAACCCTGCTGCGCTTGGATAATCATTTGCTGGCGGGTAAGGCGGTTTTCGTCAGACATAAAGCCCAAAGCCAAATCAATGTTAATCAGCTTGCGGTCAATAAACTCAAAGTTTTCAACGGATTTTGCGTCTAGGAAGGGTTGTCCTTTTAAGCAGTTGTTAGCCAATTGTTGGATGTTGTAATCGTCGGAATACTGAACCAACGTTTTCCACATAATGTAGATAACTTCCCGCAGACCAATGGCGCAGTTCTTTACCATTTCGTCTTGGATCAATTGGTTGGGACCCATAGCCAGTTGCAACTTGTAACCGCTATTGCCGTCCTTCATAACCTCTGGGTTCAATACGTCACCAGGGCTAGTCATGCCAATCATTGCCATCTTGTCAGAATCAAATCGCTCCATAGAGGATTGGACGTAAGCAAGATTGCCCTGCATAGGCGCGAATTCAAAGATGTGCTTGGATGGGTCAAATTTGCGGTCCAAGATAAACATGGCGCTTACACCACGCTGGATTTCCTCGGCATCCAAGAACTCGGGGTTGACACCAATCCGTGGAGTGGACGATTGCATTGCAAACGCCATCTCTGCCCTGCGAATAGCGGTAGCGTATTCCTGCAAGGGAACTAAACGCTCACCAAGGGAGTATCCAAAGAAGTTGCCAACAATAGGCTTGGGACACATATTCGCCAAGGGAATAAAGTCTACTTCTTTGACGTATAGGATGTACGAACCGGAGAAGCAAGCCTCAATGATCTCTTCCTCGCCATCACCATCAATGTCCTTGCGAATCCAAGCGGTGGTCAACATAATGACTCGGCTGTACCGGTCTGCACCCTGAGAGGCAATAACGCCTTGTCCTGGCACTGGGGTGGAGTCTCGAGCATGGAGAGCAAGATCGTTTTCCAATGCGCCAGCTTGGTAGGCTCCAGCGGGTCCGTAAGCAGCGTGATCTGCTAGTTTCTCAAGGTCAACAAAGGGAAATTGAGCTTTGCACTCATGGATCGTCATTGGATCGTAGAAACCAACGAAGTCCTGATCTTGGATATTAGAGATTGTCGGATTGCAAACAAAGTAATGTTGTGCAACGTGCTTAATCTTAATGTTGGTTGAATAACCGGTTAGTTTATATTTCGCACGATATATGCTGTTGTTGCGGATTGCTTCCGAAACCTCATCACCTTGAGATTCTTGTTCTGTCTCTTGCTCGTCAGGAGTCATCATTTCCTGCATTGCGCCTTGCAGGTTTACGTCAATCTTACGCATATTCTGCCGCTTGGCAGTAAGACCCTTATCACCGGCAAGAGTCTCAAATGTACGCAATTGATCTTTAGTTCCTTCAACTTCCTTGTACTGAGTAATTGGCTCACGCACAGGGGAAAGCATAACAATTCCGTTCTTGTGCAGCAGTGCATCTTGAGCCCAATCACGAATGATTTGATACGAATCATTCTTGCTGTTAATCATGTATTTGACCATCTCGGTGGCTTGTCGAGATTGGTCACTATCGTTTTCCGCAAACCTTTCAAACTCAAAGTTTACTTTTCCGTTGGGCATCAAACATTTAGTAATAATGGCAGTTGCATAATCAATGCCTGGGGTTACTACTGGGTGGATGTAGTCAATACCTCGTACCGGCTCGGTAGAGTTTGAGACAGGAATGTTGAGATAGTGGTAATCACTAAAACGATTAAAGGTGTTTTTGGATTGTGTTAGCCGAAGATAATCGACCATTTTGACGTAGACTTCATGGACAGTTTGCTCCGTCATTCCACGATTACCCGTAGGGCTTTCTAGGCTCTCAATAACCAGGTTCTGTTTGTCCAGCATTTTAAATCCTTTGTGCCTTGCCTTCTAGCGGGGTAAACCTACGGGCAGTAAAGTTGTTAGATCTGCTTACCACAGATTCCCCATGACCTTGAATTAAGGCGAGTATACCAATACGGGCAGAATCAATGTGATCGTCTGGATCAGAAAACTTTCCATTTTCGTCAATAGCGTAATTTCTGGCTTCATCAAGGAACTGAACACAGGACTCGTTAATCATAAAAGTCTGCCGTTCCATACCCATTCGCATTACGTTTATTCCGTAGGCTTTGTGGTTAGTAACCTTACCCTGATCGTTGGGCGGGTTCAAAATAGCACCAGCAATACAGTTCAAATTGTAACTATCTTCAAATACTTCACGGACAGATTGCTCGGTCAAGGTATATCTACCAGCAGTAGCAGCATCGTGGGGAAGAGCAATAGGAACGTTTCTAGATTCACGATCCAGTAAATAATGGACATACTCGTCAGGAGTTTCTCCTTTGTCAACAGTAACTTGTCGGTGCAAATAGATAATCTGCTCCACAGGGTCCCTGAAGAAAAACGAAATAACTGTCGGATCATTTTTAATCCCCAAGTCAAAAGAGATCAATCGTTCTAATTTGTTGTTTTCACGCAACTCAATGTCGGTAGATTTGTAAGTAGGCCATTTTAACAGTGGGAATACTACACCTTTTCCTACCAAAGGGATACCCTTCATTCGGCAATCCCGTTCCCAAGGCATAAAGTCTCGGGCCAACTGTTCCCGTTCTTTCTTGGAAAAGAATTCTTCACCCCATTCATTTTGATAGGGAATATCGTCCCAGGTTACCCGTACATGGCAATAGCCTTCAACGTTGTCCCAGAACTTTCGGACTAGTCCTGAGAGCCCTTTAAGCGGGGTAAATGAGCAAATGACTTGCCCGTCCCTAGCAGCCGTCCGGACAACAAGCTCGGAAAACGTTTCGTCTGGTGGTTGTTCGTCCAAGACAACGAGGTCAAGTTCGAACCCTTGTAAGTGACGGACTTGTTGGGTGTAGTTGGAGAAATAGAGCTTGGACTTTCCCCCAGAGATGTGCCAGACTTCAATAGCCAGCACGTTCGCTCCGTCCGTTCGTATAGATTTGTCATCAATAGCATCCCTTGGAATTGACCCTGAACCTAACTTGTAAGACTGCTTAATATCATCACAACCCAGCAATTTGGACTGTAGCGTTTTTGCAACTTGTTCCCAGGATTCTCCTGCCGCCATAGCAATAATTGGCTTGTCCCAACGTTTACCCTTCCAATCTGGAGGGTATTTGCCGGTCAGGTGGTAAGCTGTTTCGTAAGTAGAAGCAATGGTTTTACCGGCGCGATTAGCGGCAATCATTCCTCGGCGGGAAAAATTTGCACCGGTTTCAAAGAACTTTTTTTGGTATTCAAAGGGCTTAAACCACTTGATAGCATTGAACTGCATATCATAGGCAATCTTGTCCCTAGCAACGTGCATAGACCTTAACTGGTCAGCATCCAAATACTTAATGTATTGTTTGCCGCCAGCAAGTTTAACCAGGTGCTTTAATGCTCGGTTTTTGTAGACCGGTAAGATGTAATCACTGGCTTCACTCTTTGCCATGACGATCTCTTATTTCTAAAAAGACTTGTGCTGCACGAGCCAAATAATAGATGTCCTCTGGCGAAAGTTTGTGCGCGGCTTGGAGATCTTTTTGAATCCACTCCAAACTTTTTCTTGCACAAACCTCGGCCTGAGAGGACAGCCTTTTATTGAAGTCTAAATGGATGTTTTCCATTAGGCCCAAGGATCAGCAATGTTCTTCTGAGAAATACTAACGATGTCTCTGTCAATCAAATTCCAAATACCGCCGCCTTTTTCTCCAACCAAATAGGTATACAGACCACGGCCTTTTTCGCTAAAGGTTCCGTCAGGACGGCGCATTACTAGTTCTTCAGTACGGGGATCAATCCAACTAATACGCTCTGGAGTGGGCTGTCCGTACTTGTTCATACGAGTACCGATAGACACCTGCTCCAACGGACCCATTACCTGATAGGTAATAAGATCGTTCTCATACTTGCGGAAGTTAATCTGTACCTTCTTGTCCGACTGTGGATCAAGAGGGTGGGGCATATTGGTAGCCCCAAAGAAATGCACCTGTGAGTCAGGAGGTGGCAGATCCTTGTTACGAGAAGGTAGAGTCCGAATATCGTCAACAGGAATCAATTCCTTTTTGTCAACATAAGGGTTCTCGTCCGTCAAGAACTCGGCAGGAACTTTCTTTCCTTCCAAGGTTGTCTTGGCGACCATGTACTGGTCTTCTTTAGGTTTGCCAACCAGGTCAAGAGAAACCCCAGTTTTGTCATAGACGAACTGAGATAACTCTTTAGCCGTGGGTAAATCCGCTTTCAAAGAAGCGATGTCATACGTTGCCATACTATTGCCTTTCTATACTTTTGCTGGGACTGACGGGGTTTTGAATTTACCGCCTTTACTTACGTTATTGGTTGTTTGGTCAGACAAGTGACGAACCTTAAAGGCATCACGGACTGCAACTGCAACGGCTTCACGGCGGCTATCTTCACCAGCGTGTCCTTTGAGTTTGTCATTGATACCCTTGGTCAAGCCCTTGCTCATTTGCTTACCACCAGAGATTACTGTTCCGTACATAATATTCTCACTTCAAAAAAGAAGAGTTTTTCAAGTAGCCATCATTCTTAATCAGGCCAGCATAACCTTCAGGCTTGCTCAACTGGACCTTCTGATGGCGACCAGTAATTGAACCACCGGCAGACGGAGGACCTTGGTGATCTGCACAATACATTACCGAACCCTTGGGATTAGTAATAGCGGTAACACCAACATTGCTTTTAGGCGGCTTGTTGGATTTATTGCCAACACGATTAGGCATTTGAGCCATCAGTGTAGGGGCGCTGTTGCCAGATGTATAACTCATTTTGAGCCTTTCCGTTTATTTTCTGCGTCACGTTTAATTTGGTACGCAATAGCCACTGCCTGGTCCTTTGGCTTTCCAGCCTTAATCTCAGTAGCAATGTTCTTACCTACCGCTTCTTTGGATTTCGATTTAACCAGTGGCATTTTATACCTTCCTCAAAGAATCCATAAAGTCATTTAGAGCCATGTCAGCATCAATCTCGTCTTCCTTATTGATATTCTGAACGTGTTCTATGGAAATTATAGGCGCTCTGGAGGATTCAAAGGTAGCCAGCTTCTCAGCAATCTTGGATTTCTGCTGGATGTCCAACTCGTCAGACTGCATGGCCTCAATCAAAACCTCCATAGCCGTCTTCAAGGGAGGGAACCCTTTGGCAACGTGTTCGTCATTCAGGCGGTTAAACAACGCCCCATACTCCGTCACCCTGTTAACAATGGACTTAGGCCGTCCAGCAGGGTTAAAACTCTGTCTAGGCTCTACCTTGCCAGTAGCCAAGCCCATTGCCCGTTTCTCTGCCTTCTTCTTAGCAGCACGAGCCCTACTATCAGCCTTCTTAGCCTCAGAGGACACATGACTACCCTCTGGTCTTATTTCGTCAAGCATTTAATTCCTTCCTCAGTCCGTATCCAGGCATAAGACCCATTCACGATAAACCCACGTTTCTTGTGGATCTTCATAAACACATCATGCTCCGGACGAATACTAGTTGAACAAATAACGGGAACCCCATTACTGTACGCCCATAGTATATGTTGGTCAATCATTTCGTTTATTAAACGTATTTTAACCCTAGGACTTAATTTGTGGTCAACATGGTGGAATTTAGCATTGGATATCTCCTCCGTAGAGTAAGTCGTATATCCATACCTGTCAAACCAACAGTACCCTACCATCCTGTCATCCCGACAAACCGCAAGAAACTCCTTACTCCTGTCGAACAACTGTAGGGTAGACACCATAGTCACATTCTTACGGAACAAGTCCTTGCTCTTCTGTAGTACTTCCCCAGTATCCACAAAGTACTCGTCAGCCATCTCTACGATATCTTCCACATCCCTTAACGGGTGAGCCAATGTCCATTCCATAGCGATTCCTTTTCGCAATTATACGTTGAAAAAGTTTTTATAGAAATTTTGGGAATGGGTGATAGGGCCCCCCTCTTCTGAACCGGTTCCAGTCCTACCCCCCCTGCTGATTGTACGGGGCAAATGTTTGAGGGGAGGGGGTAAGCCGCTGATTTGTGCGGAGAGAGGGCCCCTATCGTTTAGCGTTTTTGTAACGTTTATTGTCGTGATGGCATGGTGAGCGCAGCGATCCGGTGAGAGTCCATCATTGTTGTATTCCCCTACGGCATTCTCTTACCCTCTCCAATGAAACACCGGCCTAAGTGCTAGGGTTTGCGCGGATTGCACTGCCTATAAATAATGCAGACAGACAGTAGTTTTATGGTCACATTGCACACAATGCAGACTGTCGGGTAATTGACTAGTTTTCCGGCCTATTTGAAAACCTAAGTATTCAAACACTTAAAACGTTTCTGTCTTAACGTTATTACTTTTCTATCGTACAACTTAGGGTTTATACCTATGCTAGAAACGTTTATTTAGCGTTATATTGTGTGTGTGCGCTATTGCACTGCTACTGGAGATTGTCAAATGTCAATACGTATTTCTGTTACATCTAAACTAGATGGAATCCGGTCCTGGTCACTACAGGCAATTGAAACGTGCCCAGGATCAGTAGAGAGTCCTGGTGTGCTGGTGGATGCCTGTAAGGGTTGTTACGCCACTACAGGGAATTACAATTACCCCAATGTCAAGGCCCCACGGGCAGAGAACAAACAGGATTGGCAGCGCGTGGAATGGTGCGACGATATGGTTACAGCACTGGAAACCGACCGCTATTTTCGCTGGCTGGATAGCGGGGACCTATATTCCCTGGCATTGGCTGAAAAAGTGCTCGAGGTAATGCAGCGGACACCATGGTGCAAACATTGGTTGCCTACCAGGATGCATAAATTCCCCAAATTTCGCATGGTGTTCGATCAAATGCAGCAACTAGAAAACGTTTCCGTGCGGTTTTCTGCTGATTCCATCGATGGATCATTTACGCCTGGATTGCATGGCAGCGTTATCGGACCGGATGCAGCGACATTCCAGGCATTCCCTGGTGCATCGTTGTGCCAAGCATATGAGCACGATGGCAAATGCAGTGGCTGTAGGGCTTGCTGGAATAAAGAGATCGATCTGATTTGCTATCCAGCGCACGGGCGCAAAATGATGAAAGTAATCTCTATCAAGGCAGCACAATGAAAACTTTTCTGATTGACCTATTCCAAGCATTGATTTTCGCTGCGCTGTTGTTTTTTCCTTTTGTCCTTTATTTTTGGAGAATGTAATTATGAAAAGATCGGAATATTTGGGTCATTTAATTAGACTCATGCCACCATCAAGTATTGCATGGTCAGCAAAACATCCATCTAAAGGCATGAGCAAAACTCATGTTTTGCTGCATTATGTTGCACTGCGTCAATTGGGCGACACTACATTTTTGCCCCATTTGATTAAAAACAAACATTAGCCCGCCATATGCGGGTTTTTTGTCGTTGATTGGGGCGCATTAACTGCGCTCTGATTGATTTTGCGCCTAGTAGCAGGGTGAAAATTAGGGTAATTCATTGCCAAAAAACGTATCAATTCTGGAGTTTTTCGTCAATCCGACCACTTTTGACCCCTCTGTTGAGGCATTTTTGGACTATTTTCCCCAAAAAACCGAAACCCCCCCCTCAAAAAATTTAAGGGTCTTATTTTAGGAAAGTCAATTTGTATGTGGTTTGGTCAATTAAAGCGGCAATTTCATCACAGAGATTTTGTATCTCACTGTCCTGGGGCAATTGCTGACGGCCCTGGGCAAAATACTGTCCGAATGCTTGCAACTCTTCCAGTCCGGTTGGGCTTGGAGCGTGATAGGTGGCAGGGAATTGCAGGATCATTCCATACTTGCCCTGCATACACTCCACCAGGGTATCTACAAGGTCCTGTAGGCTATCGTAGAACTCGCCGAGGGCAGTATGCTCAGAAAACGATTTAGTCTGCCAATGCAGAATGTGGGTGTTCGTTATCGTGTGCAATATCGAAAGAATGAAGTCGCCGATTGGGTCCATGATAGTCCTAGGTGGTTAAGTACGTTTTTGGCGGCAGTGACCTTCCAGGGACGCAGGGAAGGTGTTCGGGCTATTTTAATCCATTCGATGTATTGCAGTGTAAGTGCATCATCAAATACTTGGGCTTTTTCCTCCTGCGAGGCTGGCCCTTGGTCTAGCCATTTGTGGCAAGCTGCACATCCCCACACTGTAGCGGCATCTGAGGCTTTTTGGCCCATGCCTTTGCCGTCCGAGCCGTGATTGCTATGACAGGCCACAATTGTTTCAGTCCCCCCCTGGCAAATTTCTGGGACCTTTAAAAGGCATTCTTCCCCTTGGGCCAGTTTTAGCAGGGATTTGTCTCTGTAAATCTTCATAGTTTCATTTCAACACGTTTTGTGTACTCTTGTGTTTTCCAAATCTCTACTTTCATTCTTGCGGCTTCCATCATGTATTTCATGCGTTCTTCAGTTTCCACCGCTACCTTTAATCCGTTTATCTGTTCTAGGTACTCAGGGTGGCTGTAAGCATACGTTTCTTTTGCGCCAAGGCTGGTGGAGTCACTTTTGTTCATCAAGGATGCCTTGAGGTACTTTAGATACGATTCGATTCTTACCCGTTCTGATTTTGCTTCAGAAAATACTTCTGCGTTTTTTTGAATGTACTCTACTGCTCGTGTTGGGTCTATGTCCATGATATTCCTACAAGTATTTGTCTATCAGTGCCTGAACACCGGCCTGGATGTCTCCATTGCCTAGTTCTTTAAGTGATAAACGTTGAATGTTGTTCAGACGCAGGTTAACCACCGGTTCTTTAATCCGAGGTCTTCCTGCACCTGGTCTAGCACCACCCCACGGCTTGATGGGGCCAACTAGATCAGCCCTTATCTTTTGCGAGAGCCAGCTTGGTCTGCCCACGTTTAGTCATCTCCAAGGCTGATTTTGCCAACAATTTGGCGTTATCTTCACCGGCTACAGTGGCTTTGGCTGCATCAATCAAAGCGTCCATAGTGGCTTTTTGGTGGACCCTGTACGCATTTTGATAGGCAATACGGGCTTCTTTTTCGGTTTGGTATTTAGTCATAGTCAACGTGTTCGTTTAGTTTTTCAGAAAGATACTCGACATTTCCTTTGGAAAGCAAGTCCAGAAACTCAACGCCTTTATGCTTGATAGAGGTGATGTAAGCCTGAGTTGTTTCACGATCATCAACCCAGTCGATCTCGTAATCAATCTCAAACTCTGCACCATCCATTGTGTATGTCCAAGTTCCCATGCTTATTCCCCTGTAGTTTTAACGTCTGTATTTACGATTTCCATGCTTTCACCGGCAAGAGCCAATGTCACATAGGTTTTGAGATAGCTGCGAGTTACGCACATATCGTGACGCAGTTGCCATTGTTCAGGTGACCAAGGCTTTGGAAGTGCATCCCATTGGGCAAACAGTTTTTCAACTTGAACGTGCATTTCTACGAGAGTTGACAAAGGTAGTTGAGTTGACATTAGAAGCTCCAGGTAAGACAGCGAATTTGCTGACAAGGGTGATATTACTACGTTTTCTACGTTTTTTACTAGGTGTTTTCCCTAATAGACAAATTAAAAAAGGTGCGCTAACGTCTAGGAATGAACCTAAATGCCCTTGAAACCGAGTTTGCTGAACAGTTACTTGTACAGGCTATTGACTGTGCTAGTTCCTATTCTGAAGACCATGACCTAGACGCTGCCGTCATCGCTCTGCTAGTCAGGGCGCTCGAGATTGCAGCCGGTAAAGTTATCAACATTCACCAGGTGTACCAATGACATATCTAGCATCACCAGAGTCTCAGTGCCTTGGTAAGCACCCTTTCCCAACACACAATCTGGCTCAAAGCTCCATACGGAAACATCACGATGGGGCTTTTGATGTGTTTCGTTGTCCGCATTGCGGCTTCTACCATGTAGGCCATGCAATACCTAAAAAGCAAAATTTAAAACGAATAAAAAATCTTTACCAGAACCAAAAAAGTGATTAAAATTGAGGCACGGCTACCTTTAGCGGGGGAAAAGACGATTTATCACCGTCCTGCCGATGTTTCTTTTCAGTGATAACAACCGTGATAAAGGTTAAATATGTACTATTACCAGTTCAACATTGGTGACTATCAGTCACACACCTCCCACCTTTCAGATATAGAAGATTTGGTTTATCGCCGAATGCTTGATTGGTGTTATCTCCATGAAAAACCATTGCCAGCAGACTTTGATGAAATTTCAAGGTTGATTCGTATGCGTTCGCATTCCGATAGCATTGAAATCGTATTGCAAGAATTCTTTGTCAATGGAAACGAAGGTTGGTTTTCTGAAAGAGTTAACAAGGAAATCAATCATTTCAGAGACAAAGTTGACAAAGCATCTAAGGCTGGCAAAGCATCTGCTGAACGGCGGTTCAACGGACGTTCAACAGACGTTCAACCAACCAATAACCAAGAACCAATAAACAATAACCATAAACCAAACAACGCTAGCGAAATGCTAGCAGACCGCTATCAAGATGCTATCCCAGTGGCTACCCAGTCGCTACCCAGCATAAAGCCAGTGGTTAATGAGAATTTTGAAGAGTTTTGGAAAGCCTATCCCAAGAAGACCGGCAAAGACTTGGCTCGAGCCGCCTTTGCCAAACGCAAAGTAAACAACGAACTTTTGCAATCAATGCTTAAAGCCATTGCCCAACAAAAGAACACTGACCAGTGGAAAAAAGATAACGGACAGTTTATTCCTATGCCAGCAACCTGGTTGAACCAAGGACGTTGGCAGGATGAGGTTGTTTCTATCGTTCCTGACTACATGAGAGGTTTAGTATGAAAGGCCATGAACACATCATTGTTTTGCGTAAGAAACGTTTAATGCCTGAAGCTATCTTTATTGATGACTACAGCTTTCCCTCTCCGAATACGAACTGGATGGAACACGGAGACTTCCCTCATGTATGTGTTTCTGGTGACCTGATAGAAACCCTTGATTTGCGGTTTTTAATAGGAACGCAGGTCCACATATCAACTGAGTCAGAAAGTCGCGGAAAAGCCCTTTTAAAGGCTTGTAAGAAGCATGGTGCTACTACTGTGATTGCTTGCCAAACAGTACAGACTGCAAAAGAACGATTTGAAACGAAATGGATGGATGTATGGTATGGATAATCAGTCAAGCCTTAATGAACTCGCTTTGTTCGCTGGAGCAGGAGGTGGAATCCTTGGAGGCAAACTCCTTGGATGGCGAACAGTCTGTGCAGTCGAGTGGGAACCTTACCCAGCAAGCGTACTGTGCGCCCGACAAAATGACGGCTTTCTCCCGCCTTTCCCGATTTGGGATGACGTACAAACCTTTGACGGAAAGCCGTGGCGAGGAATTGTTGACGTTGTTTCGGGAGGATTTCCATGCCAAGACATCAGTTCCGCAGGAAAAGGGGCAGGAATTGACGGAGAACGCAGCGGGATGTGGAGAGAAATGGCGCGCATCATTCACGAAGTACGACCCCGATTCGTGTTCGTGGAAAACTCACCAATGCTCACTTCTAGAGGACTTGGACGAGTTCTCGGAGACTTGGCCTCGATGGGGTTTGATGCAAGATGGGGAGTGCTGGGAGCAAATTACGTTGGCGCACCACATCAAAGAGAAAGAATATGGATTAAAGCAATATGTAACGCCAACAACCAGGGATTACAAAGGAATGAGTGGAACTGGATTCCGAGCAAGGCATGGGGAAAATCACAATTTAGCAGATTGTCTTGGTGGAACACCGAACCCAACGTGGGTAGAGTGGCTGATGGGGTGGCCGCTAGG